CTACACCACTGGACGCTTTAATACCAAACGCTTGATTGCCCGACGATGGCATGGTCCGCTCTTTAATCACGAACACCGCCGACTTGATGCCGTCACCTGTGAACGAGTTTAGCCCGATGTTGCGGCCTCGAGATCCTGACCCAGACGCGCCAGTTATGCTATACGCTGCGGTGCCTCCAGCGGGATCAGCAACGCTTCCAATCGTCGTTCCGCTGCCTTGGTTATCACTCCAGTTAGTTACATCGTCATTGCTCGCGGTAAGCAAGTTGACGTGTGCCTGTTCTATCAAAAGCGCGGGTGTTTCATCGTTCCAGGTCACTCGCTCGGTATTCGCATCTGTGTATGCCACCAAACGCTCAGACCCGCCTGTATATTGAGCCGTCGTGCCAGAGCGCGTAAACGTCGAGGCGTTGTCCTGGGCCTGAGACTGTCGCCAGACCAGTGTCCCGTGTCGCGTGAGACATTCGCCGCCAGCAAAAAACAAGAGATCGCTCATAATCGCACCGGCTGATATTCGACCATCGTGAGAGCGAGATCGCGACCGCGTCGCCCTTGGTAGGGTGCGCTGTACTCGCCTGACGGCGCATACGCCAGCCAGGTGCGCTCTGCGTTAGCTAAGTCGGGCACATACCACATTGAGTGCCCCTTCCAGAACAGAGAGTGGATATACCACCGTGCGGCCATCCACTCGGTGTCGTCGCGAAGCATACAAACGAGCTGCGCCTGGCGACCCGTGCGCGAGTATTCGCTGGGGCTACCACGTCGGAACTCATTGACCTGAAGCCAGCGCGGTTCGTCGTCCCACGGCATCGGCGTGATTTCTGGCGACCATGACTTTCCTAGCCATAGCCCACCGACCTGTTGTCGAGTGTTTGACCCCATCGAGTCGATAAACACGCTCCAGAACTTTCCCGCCATCGGTGCAAAGCGGTACACGATCGCACCCTCATCTGTCCGTACCGGATGCCCAGCAGACAGGTAGTTCCCAGCATAGGTGTTGGCGGGCACCGTGAAACTGACTTCTTCATAGCGCGTCGCTGCTGTAGTGTGGTCTAGGATCGTGTTGCTGGCTCGAACCCTGACCGTTGCGCCGCTGAGATTTGAGTTGCGATCGATAACAAGCATATCCGCTGCCCGAACGCGATCACACGACGCTTGGATGTATGCCTGCTGCGCGTCAGTCGTGCCCGTGTAATAGTTGTTCGTGTGGCGTCGCGCGTTCGCTACTCGGTAGACTTCGTAACCGTCAGCCTGGTTCCTCGAGTTGATCGTATGCGACGGAAACTGGCGCACATTGAAGAAGTTTTCTGAGAGCAGATAAGCCATTAGACGCGCCCTACCCTGCGGAGGCTGACGTTGCGGTTCTGTTCGACCGTGATGGTGTCGACGAGAGCCTCTAGGCCAGGGCCGTTGATGTTGACCACGACGCCGCTACCGGGTTCTTCTCTGAATTCCGCTGGTTTGGCAAACTGACCGAGCCCTTCAACTAGACCTATGCCAGACGCAATCTTGGAGATGACGCCAGCAGCGCCACCGAAACTGAACAGGCTTGCTGCGCCACCGAGTAGCCCTGCAAGACGGCCAAATTGACTGAGGGCGCTCCCGGTCTTGTTTGCCGACTCGCGTAAGGCGTCCATTGCCGCTTTCCATTCGTCGGTCATTCGCCTGCCGTCAGCGGCTACGGCCTGCCAATCGGTCGCGAGATGGTTTAAGTGATCAAGCGACGGGTTGATCTGTATCAGCTCGTTGCTGAACTCGGCCATCTCTGCGTTAAACAGTTCCATCTGGCGATTGAGTATTTCCTCGGTCGTCGCCAGACCTGTGAGCTGGTGGTACTTCTCCTCAAACAACTCGTTGACTGGGATGAGCTTGGCTTTCAGTTCTTCTAAGGTTGCGACGAGGGACTTGTTTGCAGCGTCCTCTTGTTCGGCGATTCGTACCCGCTCTTCCATCGTTGCTCGATTCATGCCCATCATATCAAGAGGCTCGATATCGCCTATCGTTGCTCGCACGGTTCCTTCTGGTGCCGCATCCCATTCAAAGGCTGCGAGTGATTCCTCCATCGTCGCAGTCATGCCACGCATGATGTTCTCTGATCGAAAACTGCGCGCGACGCCTGCTAATGACTCAAACGCAGCTTTGAGCAAATCAGAGTTTGCCAACCCTTTTTTCATCTCATCAAACGTGTTCGACATTTCAGTCCGAAACTCGACAAACGCATCACCAGCGTTTCGGGTTGTCGGGCCTAACGCTTCGAGTTTTTCCTGAGCCATCGCCATCGCTTCAACTCGGAACGCTTCCTTTTTTTCTGCGTCTGTGAGCTGGGCGACGGTTTTACCGAGCGCATCGGCGTATTTGATGTTGGCCTGTTCGACCGAGACAATCAGTCCGAGGTTATCAAGCACCAACCGCGACTGTCGAGCGATACCGACGTTCAGAGAGTTCAGTGCGAACGCTGTGTCGAGCCCTAACGCGCGACCAAGCTGCTGGGCGGTCTTAGCCAACTCAGAGAACTGCTGCGCGTTGTTCGCCGAGCCAAGCGTGAGGGCCATGTTCGCCTGCGTCATCAACTCAGTATCAGTGACGAGGCCCATCGTCGCGTCGCGCATACTCTGGATCGCTGCAACGCCATCGCCTGTCGCGCGGTTGAACGCCGCCTGGATGGTCAACGCTTTACCGCCAGCCTCGGCCATTTTCCCGAGCGCGTTGGTAGCTGCGACCAAACCCGCAGCAGCCGCACCGCCTAGGGCAACCCGACTGAACACGCGCTCAAGTTTGAGCTTGGCCCTTTCGCCGTCGTTCTGAGCCGCTTTCATCTTGCGGTCGTAGCGACTCTTATCGAGATCGAGCGCGACGCTGATCGCAGCTACGGTGCCCATGCCAGCCATGCTATCGGCTCCTGCTTTTGTGCTTTGCTTCTAGCTGGGCATCCAACATGGCTTCCTTTTGTGTTTCGTGTTCTATCCGGTAGAAGAACATCCACTCGAACAGTTCGCGGTTGCTCATCTGTGCTTCTAACTGCCCCAACGTCATCCCGAGATCACGCGCCAGCCTAAATCGGAACTGGCGCTCGGGGTTCGATCTCAGTTTCCCTCAAGTTCCTCCGTTTCCTCCACTGTCATCGCTGACACCCGCACCGCTGCGTTAACCAACGGTTCCGCAACGTGTGCCGGGATCTCCGACACCTCGTCGTCCTCACTGAACAGCGGACTGCCGTCCAGGTAGCACGTCGCCCTCAGAATCGCAGGGCGAAATGACTCGCCAGAACGAACAGCCAACTCGATCACGTCACGGCCTGCGGTGGTGAGCCCGCGAACAGTCACAGACTCACCACCTACCTCTACCGTCTCCTCGGGCAGTGTTGCCCCGAACAGTGCATCTCTAGCACTCATGTGCTCTCCCCCTCCCTAGTTCTTAGGAAACTGCGCGAGCAAATCCAGTGTTGTCGCCAGTCGTCCGAGCCAGCACGAACGTCGCGGTGCATAGCCCTTCTGAGCCGACGTCAGAACCATCAAACCGCTCGTAGCTTTCGAGGTTCATTGTTGCGGTGTATGACGGGTTGCCTGCACCGACAGCAGCACTAGTAGGCTTGATGACGACCGTGAAGCCGTCTGTGTCAGCCAGTAGATCGGTCAGCTTTTCGTCGACGGTGTTGTCGGTGAAGTCTTGCCGGAACTGTGCGGTCACGGTGCCCGTGCGAAGCCCAGCCTCAAACGAACGCGCTGTGTCGCCGTGGCGCGTTGCGTCTTGCTGCTCGACTTCTTCTGAAAAGGTCAACGCTCGCAGATATTGTGACATATCAAGCGAGTCGACTGTGATATCGCAGTCTTTGATAATCATGATGCGTCCTCAAGTACAAAGGGGATGGAGAGGTTTACTTGTAGCCAGCGGGTGTCGTCTTGATTGACTTGGCGCGGCCCGCTCGCCGCGAGAAACTCAACGCTTGACCCAGGCGATGCTCGATCAAACAAATTGCGCGCGTTGTCTGCGTAACCGTTGAGGGTTCCGTAGCCAGAACCAGGGCGATCAAACAACTGAAGAATTAAGACGCCGGTCACGATGTTGGTGCCGGATGCGCCCATCGACGACGGTATGCCATCGCCCCACACGATTGTCGGACGTACCCACTCCGCAGCCGGATCGTAATCGACGCCAGGCCATGCGACGTTGGTGTTCGCGCTCCAACCGCTCGCAATCGACGTGATGTTCGACGAGAGGTGCGAGTAGATCGCGCCAGCCGCAGCCTTCACCGCACTAGCCACCGACACTCCTCCTTCTGATGTCGCCAGCTATGCGCTGAATTGTAGGCTTCATTTCTGCGAGCACCGGAGCGACGATGCCTGGTGGCGGTGCCTGACTGCTCCACGTCCCGCTATCTAGTCGCTCGATATACGGCAGGCCATTGCTCATGTAGAACGTGTCGCCAGCTGAAAACTTCAGCACCCGGGTCGCGGTTTGTATTTTCGCTTCAGCAAAGCCTGTGTGCTTGTGTTCTTTGTCCCACTTGGTACTAAACGAGCCTGTCGTGCTGTAGTCCGGGCTGTTGACCGATGCGTTCCAGTTGGCGCGAGCGCGGCCTGTGTCGACCGGCGTCATCTTCATCAGTTTTCTTGCCAACTCGAAGCCAGCAGCCCTGCCCAGCTTGTCAGTTCTAGCGTCCACAATGCGATCTGCGTTGCGCTTCATGTTGCGCGGGTCAAGGCTGCTCATCGTCGCACCTGGAGCTCGTAGAGAGCCGCCTGGTCGCCAGAGTACGTTGTACGCACGGAAATGACCTGGAAGACGTCAGAGCCGATCGTAACGGTGTCGTCAGCTTTCGGTTCGGTGATGCCCAGAGCTGGCACGTCGACTTTCACGTCGCCTGCCTCGACCAGCCCGTTGATCTCTAGCACATCAAACTGCGAGATGACTGCGGGGACCGCGCTCGTTGAAGTTGAGGGCGTCGCGGTCTGGGTCGTCGGATTAAACGATCCGGCGGTGACATAGGTGATCGTGACGTCAGTGCCAAACGCACTCGACAGCGATCGTGCAAGCCCTCTAAAGCCCGCATCGAGCGTAGCCATCTAGTATGCCGCGCCGACGCGCCGAGAGTTGCCTGCGGTCGTTATAACGGGTCTGAGAAGCCTTTGGACGGTCGCCGGAAGCTGGCCTGCGCTGAACGAGCGGTTTCGCGTCATCTTCAGCGAGCCGACCTCGGCCTCGGTGTACTCCTCGAGTCCGGTATCAAGCAGCGGTGTCTTAGAGTCGCCGCGATCGATTTCATACTGAAGGGCCAGCTCATAACAGGCATATTTCACGATCGTCGGGATCGCGTTTTCAGCGTATTCAGTGCCGTCCTCGTTGTCGGCCCAATACCTCGGCCATTTCAGAGCCTGGCCCTCTGACACCTTCAGACCTTCATAGCTCTCTTGATCGAGCCTGCGGGTCGCAGTGATTAGTGCGCGCTCTTTTTGGTCGGTACTTCCAGCCCACTCAGTGCCACCGACACGCTCGTTGAAATAGGTGTCGGCATCACTAACAGTCGCATACGAGTTGGAGCTTGCTCCACCTACCGTCGAGTCGATACTTGGCATCGTCAGTCCCCTGTAGGGGGCAGGGCTGAAGCC